ATGGATTCCCTGAAAAAATTTATGAATATCCAGCATTCGTAAATTATCTTAAACATTTTTATCACAATTATGTTAGCCACGAAATTAAGCCATACAAAGACACTGTTGATGTTGTTGTAACTTTGGATGGTGGTGGTTTTTACGTGATAAATATTAAGAATTATGCTGAGAACATGTATAAAATGCCAGTATAACAATGAAACTTTTTTTATTAGCAAATATTTTTAAATGTCATATAATCTTATACTCATTACGATGTTACAGCATTCACAATCACAAGAAACAAACACTCTGTAAATGATTTAGAAATTATATTGCAATACAAATTACACCTTTATAAGTGAAAAACATTTTTCTTTTTTACTATTTTTTTACTATTTGTTGCCTCGTGTATTTCGTGAGAACTGATAATAAAATATTTGAAATCTTCAGTCTCGATGTAACTACTATTCTTAAATTTTTTCTCATATGATAACACTAACATTCTATCGCAAGTGGAAATATATTTCGCATAAAAAATGGTAAATTAAATTAGTTGCAATATTCATTAGTTGCAATATTCATTAGTCGCAATATTCATAATCAAAAAATGAACCATCTGCTAAAATTAGACAATTGTTTAGCATAACATTAGAACACATACAACCATCACTTTCATATTTTGGATATTCTATTATTTTAATATCACACCAATCCTCTTGTATTTTGTAAGCTCTCAAATCGTTATTATTTGTAACGTCAATTACGTTCATACCAAAACTACACTGTAGAATTAAATGGCCATTAAAGTTATTGCTACTTGCCAACAAAATTCTTAATGGTCCATGAAGCATTCTATTCTTAATTGTTTCATTAAATCTGTTATTAACGATTTCAATTACTTGCGCCATAATTAAATTATTGATGCCTGCTGTTAATTTGTTATTATTTGCGTAAAACTCTTTTAAAGTTTTAATTGTACTAAATTCCTTAGGTATTTCACCAAAAAAATTATTGTTACTAATGTCTAATAAATTTAAATTAGTATTAGAGAGAGATCTAGGTATGGTTCCAGTTATGTTATTATTAGTAAGAACTAATTGTTGTAAATTAGGTGTTGCGTCAAAAGTATCAGGAATACTAATTAAATTATTATTAGCCATATAAATATTATGCAAATTGGAACTTGAAATTGTAGGAAAATTACCACTTAAATTATTGATCGTCAGAAACAAATTACTTAATAGAGGACAATTAATTTCAGGAATAGTGCCATATATCATGTTTTGTTGTAAATTAATGTACGTTATAGTTGTAGATTCAAATAATTGTTCTGGTAGTTCGTCATATATTAAATTATTGCCAAGATCAATAACTGACAAAAATTTAAAATTAAGTAATTCTTTTAAGTTGCCAGTTATTGAATTATCAATTAAATTAAGAGAACTAAGAAATTCTAAAGTATTATCAAAATTAGGAAAATCCCCGGTTAAATTATTTGAATTTAATGTTATTATATTAACACGATTATTATTATTGTTATCACAAGTAATTCCATACCAATTACAACAACTCGTATTAGTTGCTAACCAATCTTTGTTATTTTTCCAATAATCTCCATTCATATTATCATACAATAGTTTTAATCCTATTAAATCGTTTTCATTACACATATTATCGTTTTTGTTATCATTACCATTACCATTACCATTACCATTGACTGATAACAAATAATTTATCAAAACAATTATAAAAATATATTTTAAAGACATTACAACCTAGTTTTTAATGATATTTAAAAGAGCTATGATAAATATAATTTTCATTTTTTAATAATTCATTTGATCAATACAAATATAAAAATGAATAATTAATCGTGATACTTGGTTCCTTGATTATTGGACTACATAGTCTCAACATTATGGAAAAATTTTGTACTTGTTGCGCCATTTGTAAAAATAAAACTGATCATAAATGTTCCACTGATTATACCCATGTCAATATTAATGACAAAAATGCAAAAAAATCAATTATTTCCGACATAACATTAGGTTATTATTTTACTAGCGTTAATTCTTGTGAACATAATTATCGTGAACTTGATGATTATTTTAAACGTAAACGTGAATGTACTTTTTCGTCCGGAGATCTTAAATTGAATTTTTATGATTTAAATGTTAAAATGATTAGCCATTCAACATGTTTTAATTTTGATTTTTATTGTTCTAATTATCCTCCAAATTGGCATAGTAGTAGTAATATACATTTTTATCCAATAGAATATGATAGTTGTTACTCTACTGAAACTAATAGTTTAAAATTTTCTTTTAAAGAAATTAAAGAAAATTATGTTATTCGATTTATAGGAAGTGGTGAAAAATATAAAAAAATGAAAGAAGCAATGTCAAAAATATTATTAGAAAGAGGTTATTATTTAGGAATCAGGACTAATTATGGTCCACACTTTGAACATATGGTAATAAAATGTGCAACAACTATGACTGCTGTTATGTAATATTTTTTATTAAAATTGAAAAAATATATTGTAGAAAGGATCATTAAAATCTACTTTGTATCAATATTTTCTCAAATGAATTCAATTGATATAAAAAACGAATCTGCATTAATAAATTATTGCACTGACAACAACATTTTACCATTATTGTTTTTGGACAATAAAAAATTTGTTCAGATGGAAGATTTAATCAATAAAATCTTGTCTCGAGAAGTAAGTGGAGAAGATTATAATTATATTTTGTTAAATGATTTAGTTGTAAGAATACTTGATGAATTACCTACTATGAGAGAAAAACTAGATATCGAAATAGTGAAAAAATTACTTGTTAAACTTGACTCCAATTTTATAGATTTGTTTTTTCAAGTACCTGAAATAACAAACTCTTATTTCTCTCTAATTAATTTTAAACTCAAATTACTTTACTACTTTAATCAACAACAATATTCACTATTTAACATTGTTGAACGCAAATCATTATTAGATGATAATTACTTACATTACTTTCTTAATGAATCTCATATTAGTCTAAATGATTGGAAAAATATATTGAGTTCTGCGTATCAAAGTTTCATCCAAACTTATAATAAAATATCACAAAATCATTTAGAACTATTTAATTCGATAGTTTACAACACAATAAATGATTTGTGTAATTGTTTACAAAATATTATGCCATATCCTACAAAACTACGAAAAGTAGTTGTAAATTATGTTAATTACAATGAGGAAATTGTTAGAAATGCTGAAAAAAACAGTATTAATCCATATCTTAATAAAATAGATCCAATATGCAATTATATAATTGATATCTTAATTTTAATTAAGAAAGATGGATCTCGTAACTATATTCATAATGTAATTACAGATTTATTGTTTTACAATATTAATTTTGACTTGAAAAAAAATATTAAATCTTTACAAGTATTATGATTTGGCTCACACAGATAACAAAAAAAATCATAGAAAATTTTTTAAAGGATTTGGCATGCACATATCAATTAGAAGTTATAATTATTATAATTTTTTGTCTGCAATAAAAGAAAATGATCTTGTTCTATGGAAAAAAAAAATATTGGCAGACAACAAAGAAGCAGTAATGTACGAAACACTATTAGCCATTATCTTGAAATCACATCCTCAATCAGCAAATTTAATGTTATTAATTGATACTGGGATACTATTTAAAACTTTATTTGCTCGTTTCACTTCATGTAGCAGTAGTTATATTGAATATAAATTCCCAAGTGAAGAGAAATTTATTGACTTTGTAAAAGATGTTTGTCACATGTATAATAGTCACCATTTGTACTACTTGAACTATAGTGGTTCAAATTGTCCATTATGTGAACATTTAAGAACGTTAGGATACACAAATTAAGTCAGTATTTTTTATTTTTAGTTAACTTGTCAATCATTAAAGTCATCAGTAAAAATAATAAAAAAATTTATTCTTTGTTGTTTTCAAAGGAAATTACTTCAAAAGGCAAAATTTCTGATTTCAGAACGCAAGATGCAGCACCAGGATGACCACCACCATTTGGATCAATTGATTTTGCAAGATCAGCAAGATCAATATCTATTGATCCTCGCAACGAATGTCTAAAAGTACAATCGTCATTAGAAGATTTAGTTACTCCACTAACAACATTAACACCTTTATTTATCATAGCAATACCGACATAGTTGATAAAGGACCATCTTTCTAAAACTTTCCAATATGCAACATTTAAATGTTCACCGTTTACATTTTGTACTAGTACAATAATTTCTTTTTCCACAATTTCTTCAACTTTCTGAATAACTCGTTCAATCTTTGTTCTTTCAGTTTCAACAATACTTTCCACAAAACTATCACTACCAAGCATTTTTTCCCAATCTTCATAACTCACGTTTGGTCTTGATTTGAGGTTATTGCAAAAAAGAACTGCAGGATCATTTAAAACAACCCGTGTTTCCTTTCCTTCATTGTAAGCAATACCTGTATCTTCACGATCAATAAATTTGATCAAGAGAGGTTCTGGAATTCTTTTGAAGAATATGTTTAAAAACGACCAGAAAAATCTTGGACGATTTTTGAAGAATGTGTTAAAAACAGCACGTGAAGCACAAATTTTTGTATCAATGTTAATAACATCTCTGTTTAAATTTTTGCAATTTTCAAACCCGGTTTTGTGATGATCAATTACGATCAAAGATTCACAATTATCATAAATTTTGTTCATAACATCTGGAGAAAATGTGATATCTGCAATGCAAACATTTTTTCCAATACAATCAAACAAATTATCATTACTTATTTTAGTACTACCTGGTACGCAAGGGATACATTTTAAATTATCGTAAGTGTGATGTTCCTTGTTAGATTTTTCGATCAAGTGTTTGCACAAATTTCCGTCTTTGCAAGTAGGTCCGTGATAGAAAAGGACATGAACTGGTCCATCAGTCACTTTGTATGATTTAGAAGATTTAGAAGAAGAACTACCCATTGTTATTAATTTTATTGTGGTAAAGGAAATCAATCAATTGTTTTGAAAGTTTATATTTCATTTTTAATTCAAGTATGACTAAAGAATAAATAATTATAAAAATGAAATAAAAAATAACGTATTATTAATATTAATAATATTACAAATAAAAATGTTCGAGGTTAAACCATTTAGAGAAAATATTTATGTACATTATGATTGGTATAATGGTACAGTTTGTCCTTTATGTGACAATTATAAATCATTAAATAAAAAATATGAAATGGATAATGGTTACATAGTAAAAAAAAACGTCGTGGGGTTGGATATAAAATACGGTGATAAAGAAGTTAAATCAATATATTATTGTCTAAATTGTGAAACATTATTTACTAGATCACATGCATTTGCATTAAATGGCTTACACAATAGAATAGATCATGCTTATATTATAAGTAAATTTGAGTACAAAAATAAAGTCCTAATTGGCACACCAAGTTTCGATTCAATATTAAGTTTTTGTAAAGCGATTCAAGATCAAAAACTTGCAAACTTGACTTTTTCTTGTACTTGTGCAAATGGTCCTTCAGATCCAAAAGCGTTCTATCCTGAAACAGAATATCCGAATAATTATAAATGCCAAGGTGATTTTGTAATAAATGGAGTCATAGGTTTACATCAAATACCTGAATTGTACTTGATTCCTAAAAATACTAAACAAGCTTTAAAGAAATAATGTAATCACATGACTTGAGTACAGTTCATATTAAAATTATTTTATAAAGCCAAAAAATGAAAATATATTATTATTACTTAAAATACAACAATATCAATAAGAATTCAACATGTTTAAAATAGTTCAGTTTAGAAAAAATGTTTATTTTTCTAGTCCGGAATTTTTCAATGATTTTGTAACTTGTCCACTGTGTAAATATGGTGTATACAATGAAAATGAAAATAAATACGATATGACAATACATAGTAACTTATTATACGTTTGTGAACAATTATGTTGTTGTAATAACATTAACGATTATCGTAAAATTTATTATTGTTTACATTATGAAACTTTATTAAGTTGGTCGTATCAAATTAGTTATATGATTCACTGTCATGTCTTGATAGTTAGCGAATTTAAGTACGAAGATAAAATTATAGTTGGTAATCTCCGCTTTGATTCATTTTTTAGTTTTTGCAGAGATGTTGAAGAAAAAAAACTGACAGATTTTGTTTTTATATGTACTTGCATGGATGATCATAGTACTAAATCTCCATCACTGATTAACAATAATTGCGTGAAAAGATTTATAATTTATAATATTTCTGTAATGCCTAATAATCACAATTTATCTTTAATACCTAAAAATACCAAATGTGCTCAATTGTCGAAAAAATAACATTATTATCTATCAATAATTTTTTTTATTCAAATAAAAATGAAAAAATTGTTAGTTGCATTATTATGGTGAGTAATAATGTTAATAAAATAAATGACCACTATTAAAGTAAAACCATTTAAAGAAATAGAGGATAAAGTTATTTTTATACAAGACAATTATGGAACTATAAATTGTCCATTATGTGGCTTTACGATATACAAATGTAATAAATATGATGGGGCTTATTACAACGTGATAGACTTATGTATAAAAGATCAAGATCAAGAAGTTACATGGCTTCGTTATTGTTTAAATTGTGAAACATTGTTTAGTGTATCGCATAAATTTGAACACGGAAATTGTTATACTCTTGAATATGTTTACATTATTAGCGAATTTAAATATGAAGATAAAGTTATATTAGGTACACCTTTTTTTGATTCGTATTTCAGTTTAACTAAAGAAATTCAAGATAAAAAGCTTACTAGTTTAACTTTTACTTGTCAAGATAATTCTTCCGATCCAGAAGCGTATTATCCTGAATCTGAATATCCTGAATATTATGATAAATGTCATAAAAGTTTTATAATAGAAAATATTATTGATATATATCTGGATTGTCTCGAATTATCTTTAATTCCTACTCGTACCAAATCAGTTAGCTTCACAAAGAGAAGCAATAATGACGTTTGATGAATTTAAAAATTTAGATTGCAAGAATGGTAGATTATGGTTAATTCCTTGCAATACTAAACAAGCCATAAAAAGTTCGACAGACTAATTTTTTATAAAAATGAATAAAAATAGTTTATCATCGTAACTAATAATATTCAACAAATTAATAATGTTTAGCGTAGAACCATTTAAAAAAAATATATTTACAGTTGTGTCTTTTGATCATGGTTATACATGTCCATTATGCAAAAAATTTTTGTACGATGATAATAAGTACGAGGTAGAAAAAAAAAAGAATGTGATAAATGTAAAAATTACATATTGTGACAAAAACATAATAAGACATATGCGTTATTGTTTACATTGTGAAATTTTATTTAATTTTTCTCATAAATTTGAATTCCCTGGAATATTAGAATCAGTTTATCACACCTACATTATTAGCAAATTTGAATATGAAAATAAAGTTGTGCTAGGTTCACCTCACTTTAGCTCATTTTTTGATGCGAGTAAGGAAATTCAAGAGAGAAAATTTGATAACATAACTTTTACATGCACTTGTAATAATTCTAATACTAATCCTAATTGTGCATTTCCTAAAGAATTATATCCAAAATTTTATAAGGAATGTGAAAAAAGTTTCGTACTTGAAGATGTCACTGATTTATGTATTAACGAAGATAAAAATACCATTGTTTTAATTCCTAAAAAT